AATAATTGAACAGTTAACTCTTAATGGAGATGATGTTGGATCATCTGTTACTCAAACAATTAACAATATTAATTACATTGATAATAGAATTTTAAGTATCCCTACAGGATCAGTAACAACTATATTTTCAATGGATAGTGTACCTGGAGCAGGTACTTTTGTATCAAGTAGTTTTCAATATGGTAGAATTACAAATAATTCAACAGTTGTACCTATTAAACTAATTGTATCTTCTTCAACAGAAGCTATGAGTTATTTAATAGCAACAGGAAGTTCATTTTTACTTTCTACAAGTAAAATAACAGGTAGTACTACAGGATTATTATTTAATGATATTAAATCAGTTAAAATAGAACCATCAGGTAGTGCGGCTTCTATAGAATATTACATTTTAACAAACTAATTAAATTATGGCAAACATTCCTATTTGGCCCGGTTCGAGTTCATTTACAACAGTATATAATACATTTTATTATACTGGATCATTACCTTCACCTACACCATTTGGGTTTTATGATAATGATGTTCAATTTCAAACAGATGCTAATAAAGTAGCTAATTTTTGTGCTTTACGTTTAGGATATCCTATTGAAAATATTGAATTACAAGATATTAATTTTTGGGCTGGATTTGAAGAAGCAACAACAGTTTATGGTAATGAATTATATGCATTTCAAACAAGAGATAATTACTTAAGTTTTGAAGGTGCATCAACTAATACAAATGTAAATACTTCATTAATAACTCCAACATTTGCAACAATTGTTAGATTATCTCAACAATATGGTGAAGAAGCAGGTGTTGGTGGTAATATAACTTATTATAAAGGACGCTTAGCTTTAACAGCTGGTCAACAAAGATATGATTTAAAACAATGGGCAATAGATGAAGGTATTATAGGTGGTATTGAAATAAAAAGAGTATTTTACCAACCACCACCAGCAATTAATCAATTATATTCTCCAATGTTAGGTACAGGACCAGGTGGTTTAGGAGGTGTTCCAGCAGCAGGTGTTTATGGTTTAGGATATGGTTATACAAATTATATGATGATGCCAACTAGTTTTACTATGCAGAATATAAATGCTATTGAAATGCAAAATACAGTAACACTATCTAATTATACTTTTGAATTAGTAAATAATATTATAAGTGTATTCCCAGTTCCTGGAACAGGTTTAGTTGATGGATTTGATAGTGAACTTGATGGATTTTTAGGTCATTATTTAGTATTTGAATGTATTAAAATAGAAGACAGAATTAATGCTGCTTTTGCTAATGGAGACAATTTAATTACAAATACTTCAAATGTACCTTATGTTAATCCTGTATATACTCAAATAAATTCAATAGGTAGAAGTTGGATTTTTGAATATACTTTAGCATTAGCTAAAGAAATGTTAGGATATGTTAGAGGAAAATATTCTACTATTCCAATACCTGGGGGTGATGTAACTTTAAATCAACAAGACTTATTATCATCATCTCAAGCAGCTAAAGATGCTTTAATTTTAAGATTAAGAGAATATTTTGATCAAACCTCACGTCAAGCATTACTTGAAAGAAGAGCAGCAGAATCAGTAGCTCGTGTTGCTGAAATTAACAATGTACCAATGACAATTTTTATAGGATAATATGGCATTATATGGCGAAAGTCGCGACATTTCATTTTTTAGAAATATTAATCGTGAATTAATGGGGAATATTGTTTCTCAAGAGATAATATATTACAAATACAATATTACAACTACTAAAACAAACATGTATGGTGAATCAGTTGAAGGTAGAAACTTTGCTGATCCTGTTATATTATTTTCTCGTATAGAAGTAGGTCCTCAAGAAGCACCAGTAAGTGATTTAGGAGTTGATTTTACTTGGACTATGACATTTTACTTTTTACGTGATGATTTATTAAATAAATTCCCTGATTTTAACACAGGTAGTTTATATGGTGCTAATTTACATCCTGAAGTAGGAGATGTAATAGCATATCAAAATGGTTATTGGGAAGTAGATAATACAAATGCTACTCAATTTTTTATGGGTAAAGATCCACAATATCCTTATTATGACGGATACGGACAAAATCCATTAAACCCAGGATTAGAAAATTTTGGATACAATGTTGAAGTAAGATGTGATTGTCATTACGTTCCCTCAGATAGATTGAATATTATTAAATCAAGAATGTAATGGCTAAAACTAGAAAACCAATACCACCAACCCAAAGAGAACTTAGTGTTCAACAACATAAATCTTTTGATAAAGAAGTAGGAAATCCTAATTATGCTGTTGAAACTGGAAGAACTAATAGATCATTAAATGTATCATTTAAAGGTGATAATACAAAACCATTTTCAATAGGCATTAAAGATATTGATGAATCAATATTTTATTATTTTCAAAATGTAATTAAACCTACTGTAATACAAAATGGACAACGATTACCAGTTCCTGTAATATATGCTTCTCCTGAGAAAATGAAATCATATCAAAAGGATGGTTATTATAGAGATCAATTAGGTAAAATACAAGCACCTTTAATAGCTTTTAAACGCGAATCTATAGATAAAAATAGAACTATTGCTAATAAATTAGATGCTAATAATCCTAATAATTTTGGTGTATTTACTAAAAAATATAATCCAAAAAACGCATATGACAATTTTAATGTATTAAATAATAGGATTCCTGTTAAAACACATTACGCAGTAGTAATGCCTGACTATTTAACAGTAACATATTCATGTACTGTATTTACTTATTATGTAGAACAATTAAATAAAATTGTAGAAGCAATTGAATACGCTTCTGATGCTTATTGGGGTGATCCTCAATTATTTCAATTTAGAGCAATGATTGATTCTTTTAGTTTTCAAACTGAATTAAATGTAAATGATGAAAGAATGGTACGTAGTACATTTACTGTAAAATTAAATGGATACATCATTCCTGATGTATTACAAAGAGATTTAAATACTGTTATAAAATATAACGATAAAGCAAAAATCATATTCTCTGTAGAAGCAACTAACAATACAGGTATATTTGAAGGTGCTATTGAAGGTAATAGAATTATTACAACAGATCCTGTTCGTCTTAAAGATCGTGCTACATTTATTAATGGTCAAGAAGGTGGAGACGTAATTGGAGATATAAGTAGCACAGAAGCTAAAAACAGATCAACTACAATTGGGTAATTTTTAATATTTATATTAAATGGCAAAAATTAGATTTTTAGATCAGGTACCAATAGGTGTTTTTCAAACCCCCAATAATGGTGGTAGTGGTACTATTGATATATATCAAAATGGAACGCTAGTAAGTTCTAGTGTTCCTGTAATTAATTTTAGTGGATCTGTTCAATTATCCACTTTTACATCATCTAGTATTACTGGAATAACAGTTTATGTAACATCTTCTGGAGGATCAGGAACAGGTTTTCCATTTTCTGGTTCAGCCGTAATTACAGGTTCATTAATAATTTCTGGTTCAAATCCTTTTGTAGTAATTGGGTTAAGTCAATCTTCAAATCCAAATTCTTTTGTAACTTATAACTCGGGTTCAGGAACATTTACTTATACTCCTATAAGTTATATACAAGGTACTTCTGGTACTAGCGGTACTTCTGGAAATTCAGGTTCTTCAGGAACATCTGGTTCTTCAGGAACTAGCGGTAGTTCGGGTTCAAGTGGAACTTCCGGTTCATCAGGATCATCTGGAACATCTGGTTCAAGCGGTTCATCAGGAACAAGCGGCAACTCAGGTTCTTCAGGAACATCTGGTTCAAGTGGAACTAGCGGAAGCTCAGGAACATCAGGTTCAAGTGGTTCATCAGGAACTAACGGAAGTTCAGGTTCTTCAGGGACATCAGGTTCAAGTGGAACTAGCGGAAGCTCAGGAACTAGTGGAATAAATGGTAGCTCAGGTAGTTCAGGAACATCTGGTTCAAGTGGAACATCTGGTTCAAGCGGTTCATCAGGAACAAGTGGTAGCTCAGGTTCTTCAGGAACATCAGGTTCTTCAGGAACTAGCGGCAACTCAGGTTCATCAGGAACAAGCGGCAACTCTGGTTCTTCAGGAACAAGCGGCAACTCTGGTTCATCTGGAACATCTGGTTCAAGTGGAACTAGTGGTTCATCAGGTTCAAGTGGTTCAAATGGTTCATCAGGATCATCAGGTACTTCAGGTTCATCTGGAACTTCAGGTAGTAGTGGTATATCCGGTTCAAGTGGTTCATCAGGTACTTCTGGCAACTCAGGTAGCTCAGGTACTTCAGGTATAAGTGGTTCTTCAGGAACTAGTGGTTCATCAGGTACATCAGGTTCAAGCGGAACTTCAGGCTTAAGCGGAAGTTCAGGAACAAGCGGCAACTCAGGTTCATCAGGAACAAGCGGTTTAAATGGTTCATCAGGTACTTCAGGATCTAGTGGTATTTCTGGTTCTTCAGGAACCTCAGGTTCATCTGGTAGTTCGGGAACAAATGGTTCTTCAGGAACATCAGGTTTATCAGGTTCAAGTGGTACTAGTGGTTCATCAGGAACAAGCGGTTTAAATGGTTCATCAGGTACTTCAGGATCTAGTGGAATAAGTGGTTCATCTGGAACTTCAGGTAGCAGTGGTTCTTCAGGTAGCTCAGGTACTTCTGGTTCAAGCGGTTCATCAGGAATAAGCGGTAGCTCAGGTACATCTGGTTCATCAGGAACAAGCGGTTTAAATGGTTCATCAGGTACTTCAGGATCTTCAGGAACAAGCGGCAACTCTGGTTCATCTGGAACATCTGGTTCAAGTGGTACTAACGGTTCTTCAGGTTCTTCAGGTACATCAGGTAACAGTGGTTCTTCAGGAACTTCTGGATCTAGTGGAACAAGCGGTTCATCTGGAACTTCAGGTGATAGTGGATCTAGTGGTACTAGTGGTTTATCAGGTTCTTCAGGTACATCAGGTTCATCTGGTACTTCAGGTTCATCTGGATCTAGTGGAACAAGCGGTTCATCAGGAAATAGTGGTAGTAGTGGAACATCAGGAAATTCTGGTTCATCTGGAACTAGTGGAATTTCAGGTTCAAGCGGAACCTCAGGTTCTAGTGGAACAAGTGGAAGTTCAGGTTCATCAGGAATATCAGGTTCATCAGGCAGTTCTGGAACAAGCGGTTCATCAGGTAGTTCAGGAATTTCAGGTTCAAGCGGAACCTCAGGTTCATCAGGATCTAGTGGAACAAGTGGTTCATCAGGAACTAATGGTAGTAGTGGAACATCAGGTAGTTCTGGAACAAGCGGTTCATCAGGAACAAGTGGTTCTTCTGGTTCTTCAGGAACATCAGGCTTAAGTGGTTCTAGTGGAACATCAGGTTCTTCAGGAACAAGCGGTTCAAGTGGTTCTTCTGGTACTAGTGGTTCATCAGGTACTTCAGGTTTAAATGGGTCTTCAGGTAGTTCAGGTACATCTGGTTCATCAGGATCTTCAGGATCAAGTGGTACCTCAGGTATAAGCGGTAGTTCAGGAACCTCAGGTTCATCAGGAACAAGCGGTTCAAGTGGTTCATCAGGAATAAGTGGTTCTTCAGGTACATCTGGTTCAAGTGGGTCTTCAGGTTCATCAGGAACAAGTGGTACAAATGGTAGTTCAGGAACTTCTGGCTCAAGTGGTACTAGCGGCTCATCAGGAACAAGCGGTTTAAATGGTTCATCAGGTACTTCAGGATCTTCAGGATCAAGTGGTACTTCAGGTATAAGTGGTTCATCAGGTACATCAGGTTCATCTGGTACTAGTGGTAGTTCAGGAACCTCAGGTTCATCAGGAACTTCAGGTTCAAGTGGTTCATCAGGAACAAGCGGCAGCTCAGGTTCTTCAGGAACTAGCGGCAGCTCAGGTTCTTCAGGTTCAAGTGGAACAAGCGGTTCTTCAGGTAGTTCAGGAACTTCAGGTTCATCCGGTTCTTCAGGTACAGGTGGTTCATCAGGAACATCAGGCTCATCAGGTTCATCTGGTACTTCGGGAACTAATGGTAGCTCAGGTTCAAGCGGAACATCAGGCTCATCAGGCTCATCAGGTACTTCAGGTTCAAGTGGTTCATCTGGAATAAGTGGTTCTTCAGGTACATCTGGTTCAAGTGGAACAAGCGGTAGTTCAGGTAGCTCAGGTACTTCTGGTTCATCTGGTACTTCGGGAACTAATGGTAGCTCAGGTTCATCAGGAACCTCAGGTTCATCAGGTTCTTCAGGAACAAGTGGCAGCTCAGGTTCAAGCGGAACATCTGGTTCAAGTGGTACTTCAGGTTCAAGCGGAACATCAGGTTCATCTGGTACTTCAGGAACTAACGGAAGTTCAGGTTCATCAGGAACAAGCGGTTCAAGTGGTTCATCAGGAACATCAGGTTCTTCAGGTACATCTGGTTCATCCGGTTCATCAGGTACAGGTGGTTCATCAGGTACATCTGGTTCAAGTGGAACTAGTGGTTCAAATGGAACAAGCGGCAGCTCAGGTTCTTCAGGAACATCAGGAGCAAATGGTAGTTCAGGTACATCAGGATTATCAGGTTCTATTGGCAATGATGGTTCAAATAGCGGTAGATGGTATTATAACAGCTTAGTACAAGCTTCCGACGATCCAGATCCAAATAATTTTATTACAGATACTGGTACACTTGCATCTATCCAATATATTTCTATATCAGTATTTGATAAAAACGGAACAGATTATACTAACTGGCTTGATAGTTTAGATGTTTTAGATAATACTAGTCATAATATATATTTACAGATATGTGAATTAGGTAATGACTCTGTACTTGGATTATATGAAGTCGTATCAGTTTCTCCCCTTGCTAGTTATTATGATATACAAGTAACTAATTTAGTTGGCAATGGGAGTTTAACAAATGATGTTGTTTACACTATTTCTTTTGTTTCTAATGGTAAAAATGGTCCATTATACAATCAATCGGTAGCTAATCAAGGGGGAGGTTTCGCAACTGATACTTATTTAACGGGTTCAAATATAACTATTGATAAATTACAAGTGGGTACAAGATATAAAGTTGTATTTGATGTTTCTAAAACGGCTGCTGGTGTTAGTACTCCGATTATTCAAGTAAGATTTGGAACAAATGGAAATATTTCTGACGCATCTCTTTTATCATTTACTTTTAATCCTCAAACGGCAGCGATAGATATTGGTAGATGGGAATTAAATGTTACATTCCGTACAATAGGAGGAGGTACAAGTGCGGTTATTCAAGGTGTAGCGGGTGTTTATCACTCACTATCAACAACGGGTTTACAAAATGTACCAACTAAAGTAGTTATTACGACATCGGGCGGATTTAACAGTAATCCACCTAACTCAATTATTGGTGTTAGTGTAAATGGTGGTACTTTAGCAGTTTGGACAGTTTCTTTAGTACAAGCACAATTAGAAAATTTAACATAATTTGATATATAGAAAAAATAAATTAATTTTGTATAATGAATAAACCATTATTTTCAAGATAGAGTAGGAAATCTACAGTAAAATTTGGATATTTAAGAAAAGGTTATTATATTCGGTCTAATCTATATGATAAATATAACTTACGATCGAAATCAAAATAAAACTAAAGTTGAAGTAAGTAAATTTAATGTTATTAAACAACATTTACCTTTAAAGGTACAATTTAAAAACATTATTACAGATGAAATTCATTATGAAGCTGAATTAAATGACTATTATTGGGTTGAGTGGTGTGGTTCTGAATTAATTACTGATGTTTTATTTTATTCATCAAATGGAACTTTATTATATGAATATAAATGGGATGTAACAATTCATGGTGATGAAATTGAAAAAATGTTATGGTTTTATTTAAAATCTAAAAAAATTCAAGGAATAAAATCTAATGGATTAGTAATTGGTTCACACGATGGGAGAAACGGACATTGGATTTACCCAGTAAAACACAAATTAACAGATGCTACTTTAGTAGATGGTAGTGATAAACAATATATTGAATTAAAACAAAATTATAAAGATAATTCTAACATAGAAACATTAAATACTATTGTAACTACAGATGGTTCTGATGTTGAATGGTACCAAGGAGGAGAAGGTTATACAGATACTATTGTTCCATCAGTTATTAATAGTTGGTTAAATACTTCAGAAATTGTAAAAAGTTATAGAAAAAGTATATCAATCAATGATTTAATGAAAGATAAAAACTATGATTGGTTACATCTAGATGTTGAAGGAATTGATGGTGATTTAGTTTTAGCACTAGAACATAAACCCAATGTTATTATTTATGAAAGTATGAATTTAAATCAAATTATGAAAGCTAAACTTAATTTATGGTTTATAAAAAATTTATACGAAACAATAGAATGTAACGGAAATACTATTGCTATAAAAAAGGAATTTAATTTAGATTCTTTAAACCCCAAAATATTATAAATAAAATAAATATGGCTCATAAAGAACAAGTAAATTACGTAAATAGGGTTAAAGATAAATTTCCTATGTTTTTCCAAAACCAAAAAGTTTTAGGTATAGGTACCTTCAATGTTTGTGGTACTGAAAATGAATTTTTTAATGATTGTAATTATCAAGGATTAGATTTAGGTCCAGGACCTGGAGTAGATATTGTATGTCCTGCTCAAGATTATGATGCACCTGATAATTCATATGATGTTATTATTTCATGTGAATGTTTTGAACATAATCCTTTTTATAAAGAAACAATCCAAAATACTTATAGAATATTAAAACCAGGAGGTATGTTCTTATTTACCTGTGCTACAACCGGTAGACCAATTCATGGGACAATTTCTTTAGAAGAAGAAAGTAAAAAGAAATGGACAAATTGGAAAACAATGCCTAATGTTGTAAAGGAAAATTGGGATAACAATTACTATAAAAATCTTACTGAAGAAGATATTAGAGAATGTATTGATATTGATAGTTCATTTAGTAAATATGAATTTGAAGTAGAAACAAACCATTGTGATTTATTTTTCTGGGGATTAAAAAAATAATATAATGAAAAAAATAGCTTTAATAAGTAGTTTTTGTGATAATAAAGAAAAAATAAATTTATTATATGATAATGTTTTTATTTTAAAGGAATTAGGAATTGATGTAATAATATTTACTCCTTTTATATTAACAGAGGAAATTAATAAAATAGCCGATTATATTTTAATATCAAAAGAAAACCCAATATTAGATTGGCCTGAAAAAGCTTATGCCCAATGGACTAGCATAAAAACAAATGATAACTATTTTAATATGTCGGTTACTATTATTGACTATGGGTTTGCTGCTTTAAATCAAATAAAAAGAATGGCAGACTTAGCTTTATCTATGGATTATGATTTATTTTTTCCTATGATTTATGATATTAACATAAACGAATATGTAAAATCAATATTAAAAAATAATAAAAAAAATAGTTTTTTTCCTTCTATAAGAGACAGCCATGTATGGTCAATAGGATTACATTTAATATCTTTAGATAGAGAACATTTAACTAGATTTAAAAATTTAATTACTAAAGAAAGTTATTTAAAAGATCTTGAAGGAGATGCTTTTACTTGGACATACAAAGCTATAGATTTTGTTCCTGGAGTTCTTGAAAAAGAACCGGTTGAAGATTTAATTTACTATTTTAAAGATACTAATTTTTTTAATTTTTCTATTATAGAAGAAATAAAATGTTTTATACATAAAGTAGAAAACCAAGATATAAAATTTATTTTTTATGATTTTAATGAAATAAAAACTTTTATAATAAAAACT